TTTCTATGCCATCAGAAATCATATCATCTTTAAACGCATAATTTATAAAATTGGGTCTAAAAGAAAGTCTTTGTGCTATAAGTAAAAAACATTCTCCTACATAATCTGGAACAGGAGGAATTTCTACACCTTCTTTTTCTGCATTGCTGATTTTTTCTTTATACTCTATCATGGCTTCAAGAAAATGTTGATTGTTTATATAATTAGCCATTATTTCTCCTTGTTGTATTAAATGTCATAATATCTTATTTTATCACGAATATGTGTTATTTGTCAAGGTATTTATATTGATTTATTATATATATAATCATAGAGGAAAAATCTAAGAATTTATCGGAACGGTTATAATGGTATATTCAAACTGTTCTTCATTATAAAGTTTTATTCTTTCTACAAAATGCTTTAAAGTATAATTTTTATAACTTTTATAAGAAAAATCATCCGCTATATCATATAATGTGGCCATTTCTTTCGACTCATTTTTTCTAAGTCCTCTTCCTATGCTTTGTAAATTTCTTACTCTTGATTTAGAAGGAGAAGCAAAAATGACATTATGTAAATTAGTGATATTGATGCCAGTAGAAAAGGTACCGTAGCTCGCAACAATGATGGCATTTGTTTCGTTTTCAACGATTCCTCGAATATCTTCTCTATCAGTTGTTTCTGTTCCACCATATACGAAAAAGATTTTTCTTTCATCTTTAGCCTTTTCTTTTATAAGATCATAAATTATTCTTCCATGCTTCTCTACCAGTTGAAACAATACCAAAGTATTATTGCTTAAACTTATTGCAAGATTTCTAATAAACCTATTTCTTGCTTCATTAGAAACAATAACATTGATTTCTTCTTTATAATTATATGATTTAACCTGTTCACATATATCTTCGGGATATTGTAAAACTAAAGATTTAATCTGAAACGGAGATAATGTTTTTTTATCTATTAAATCTTTTGTAGTTGTTACTGTATGAATTTTTCCAAATAACCCCTCTAAAACCAATTTATGTGTTAATGTTCCATCCAAAGTTCCAGTTGTTCCAAATCTGTATTTTGTTTTAATTGTCTTTTCCATTATTGATGTAAGAGATTTTGCTTTAAACAGATGTGCCTCATCCCCTAAAATAAAATCAAACTCTGCATAATAATTAATAGTCATTTTATACAAAGACTGCCAAGTGGAAATATAAATTGGTTTAGATGATACTCTATCCTTACCTGCATAAATTTGATGAATATTTTCTGAAGCATCCCAGTTATCTGTTTTAGAATAATCAGCAAAATCACTTTTCATCTGGGCAACTAAAGATGTTGTAGGAACGACTATTAGTGCTTTAAAATTAGGAAGTTTTTGTTGATAATATCTTAAAAGAAGATATATTATAAAAGATTTGCCCGATGCTGTGGGAGAAAGAAGCAAGCATCTTTCATGATTTATAGCGTATAAAAACGCATCAATCTGATAATCTCTGGCACGAATATTCAATGCAAGATTTTTGGCAAATCTTTCATAATCTTTTTTGTTATATTTATTTAAACTTCTAGGAAAACTTTTATATTCTATTTCATACTGTCTCTCTTTTGTAAATCTAAGTAAATGATCTAATAATCCAATATACAATTCTTTTGATCTTAAATTGTAAAGTCTGATTTTTCCATCCCACATTTTATTTTTAAAAGATGGCATAAACCTGTAACCAGGAATAAAAAAAGTAAAATATTCACTTATTTCCTGCTCAATACCTGGTTCTGCTTGAACCAACATGTGTACTTCATCTTTCTTATCTATCGAAATTTTTTCTATCATCTCTTAACCAGACTTTTGAAGCCGCCCAAATGTTATCGGGCCATAACCAGACTTCAGTAAAACTTTCTCCAACTGCCCTTGCGACATCTCCCCAATTATAGTCGTGACCCATAATTAAACCGTCTTCTTGTACTATTGGAGTCCAACAATTTATATCATTTTTAACACTTTCATAACTATGATCACCATCTATGAAAACAAAATCAATCGATTCTTTATCAAATTGTTTTGAAGCATTATCTGATCTATCTATGATCATTTCAAGATTTGGAAATTTAAGAGCTTCTTTTAATACCTGTTTTTTAAGCATAGATAAAGATTCATCATTATATTCTTGATCTATATGTTGTTCATATAATGTATTGTCTGGTTGTACCTTATAAGGATCAACACCGTACATTTTTAGTTTTTTATTTCCCTTATCCAACAAACTAAACATGTTTTCGCCGTTATTCACTCCTATCTCTACGCCTATTTTATAATTAAACTGAACACATTGAATGTTTATTACTTCCCATCTCGGCCAAGAAGTAGGATAAGCAAATTGGGCGCCTGTTGATATTAAATCTTTTGGGCTAGGATTATTCTTCATTTTAACAATTTAGTCCATTTTTTAACAATTATATCAGGATCGAATTTTTTCATATCGACTGATGTTTTTCTTTTTTCAATATCCACGGTCCAATCATAAACATCATCTATAGTTGTGTTTTTTCTTATAAACATATTATTTTCATCTGTCAATATTTCTTCAGCCGCATCTGATTCATATGTTATTACAGGTACTCCTAATTTATTTGCTTCAAGATAAACAAGACCAAATGTTTCTTGAGGCATCCCCACTCTAAAAAGACAGGCGGCATTTGCTAAATTTTTTAAAACAGATTCATAATTTAATTCCCCCAAAAAATGAATGGGATAATTACTTCTATTAACATCTTCAATCAAATCTGTAAATATCTTTACATCTCTTTTTTGTCTTTGAGGAGGACAACAAACATAAAAAGGTCTTTTCATTCCCTTATCATAAAGAGCAACATAAACCATCAATGCTTCTTTAAATCCCTTACCAAAAGCACTCATCCAAAAAAGATAATTTGATCTCTTTTCTTTTGGTTTTTGTTTATCTATACCTTTGGGAAACATATAATGAATAGTTTGATCTCCATCAACTTTTTTACCTTTATCTTGAACATATTTTTTAAGTGCATCTGATAAAAATAGTCTAGGAACTTCTTCGTGACAAGTTGTCCAATTATGCATCCAAATATAATTTTTATCTCCACTATTATTTTCTAAAGGCGACAATGTTTTAATATGAGGATTAACCATGTAATAATATTTCCAAATATTACCTGTATAATTAATATGGTTGCAATTTATTCTTACTCTTGATCTAGCATAAAAATGTCTATAATAATTTAAATGTTTTACGTTGTTTATTATTTTATCAGTTCCATCTGTTTGAGAATGTACTAATCCAACATTAAAATTTTCACTAGCAAGTTTTTCTGCAACTGTTACAATCTGTCTTTCAGTTCCACCCATTGCACCTCCATCAATTTCAAATAATTGGGGGGAAATAATCAAATAATCATAACTCATTATGCTCCTGAAGTAAATTTTCTCCAATCAATTATATTCTTGATCAAAAAATTTCTATTGACAACTGTTTTTATAATTGATTCTAAATAATTTATTTTTTCTTTTTGATATTCAATTTTTTCTTGCATATCAATCATATCTTTATCTGAATTTAAAAATCTATCTAAATCTAATCTATTTCTAGACTTAATATCTAATTCAAATGGTTCCCATTCCATTCTATCTAAACTATTTTTATCAAGTTTACCTGTATAATAAAGCCATTTCAATTTAGACAATTCTTTCTTCTTCGACTCGAATTTTACGAGTCTTAATTTCTCATCTGAAAAAATTTTAAAATATTTGTTGTGAAGTTCTGGTATTCTTTTTGATTCTGTATCTAATTGTACATCATCTAAAACACAATCACTGGTCCATAATTTTTGAATATCTTCTAATTTCATTATACCTCATAATCAATGTTCTCCAATAATTCTTTCTATTTTATATGTAGCATATGCAAATGTAGCATCTGCGGCAACAACTTCTGAATCAGCAACATCAGAAGACATTTCTATATCTGTTAAATCTACTGGAAACAACTCTGTAAATTTTGCCACATATTGCACATTTTTATTACTTGTAAGAATTGATAATGTACCATCAGAATATAATTCTCCCTTAGGATTAGGCACATCTGCTTCTGCAAGTTTTCTATATTGTTCTTGATCTTCAGGAAAGGTAAGTCCTTTTATCCAATCATAAATTTCTAACCAATTTTTCAATTCTTCGTCTATTATAAATCTAACACGTAATTCATTATATTGAACTTTATCTCCTGCAATAGGAATATCCCTAAGAGGAGTTACTTGTAACCACTGACCTGCTGACAAACCAGGCAAATTACATGATTGACAGAAAAAATTCACGTTTGGAATTTTCTGAATCATAAATTTAAAACCCGTGGGTATAAAATAATTTAAATTTTTTGGTTGTTCGCTAGAGTCTGCCATAGTTCATCTTCCGACACATTTGGTATATTTTCTAATGATTGATCTTGATCAATCACCCTTTTAATTATAATATCATCATATATATTTAGTAAGTATTCAAAACCAAGTACAAATTCATCTTTCATATCATTAGATGCTCCTTCTGATGGATATCCAGTAGTACCATCATACATATTGTTTCTTTCACCAAATATATCAAAACCTATTAAATATTTTGTTTCTTTAGGATAATAAATATGTGCTAATCTTATAGCCTGTATACCAGCACATCCCCCATATATCGGACTGGGTACATGCGATATTTGACTTTTTTCTTTTATCCAAGTTATGTAATAATGATGTCTAAATCCATTAAAAATGAATTCATAACCAGTTGGTTCATTTTCATAAAATGTGGCGCCATCAGGAATCTCCATAGAATCTCTAACTTCTCCTGGAAGAGAATTCATATTACTAATAACAACTTTATTGTTTAAAGAATAATCACTATCCATAATTTCATGAGTGACATGAGAATCAATGGTTAAAAGATAATCAGGAGCAAAATCACGATATAAAGCATTACATCCAAATGTCCATGCTTTTTCTTTGATTTTATTTAAATCCATATGTTGTCTGGATTTTCCATTACCTATTATAACTACTGCCACGTTATTTCTTCCATAAATTGTTCTGTTGTTATATTATCAATATTTTCAATTTTTGTATCATCATCAATAACTCTTGTTAATCTTATTTTTGGACAAAAATGATCCTTTAACAAATAAAACAATCCAATTCTTTCATCTTCCGCCATATGAAATTCTTCATTGGATGTTATTCCTTCCTTAAACATTGTTGGATAATTAGGAGTACCTTCATAAATATTTTTTCTATCACCAAATAAATCAAAACCTATCATATATATTTGATCTTCTGGATGAAAATGATATGCCAATCTAATGCTCTCCCATCCAGAATTTACTGGATATATCTTTTCAAAAGGCATTAAAGAAATTTTATGTTCTTTGGGTATTTTTTTCAGTATGTCATGTATATTACCATATCCATATTCAGTTGTATAAACTTTATTTTCTTTAGAATATCCAGACTCAATTATTTCTTCAAGCATCATTGGATCACACGTAAGGAGTATATCTGGAGTAAAATCACGATAAAGACCATTACTTCCATATATTGTACCGTATTTCTTCAAAAAATGCAAGTCTATTTTTTGTCTTGACTCGCCATTACCTATGCAAAAAATCATTTTTTTGTATAAATTTCATATTCTGTATTTCCGACACCATGTGTATACGAATATACAACATGAACTTCAATATTTTCTTTTATTGTTTCAGCTATTTTAGTTCTCCACCAATCTTTTGGTTTTAATGTACAATGAGCATTTTCACCATTTGGTAAAATGTGGCGGGCAGGATACATTGCTATATTTAAATAAGTACATTTATTTGATAATGTAAAAATTTCTTCTAAAGTATCATTTATTTCTTCTTCTGGAACATGTTCTAAAACATCTGTAGAAATGACACAATCAAAATTGTCTCCTGGCAACTGGTTCCACATTAGTATTGCAGGATCATAAAGTCCTATCTTTTTAATTCCCCATGATAAATGAATATTATCATTTATATAAAGCCCTGCTTTTCCACATCCATAATCCAATGCAGTTTTTGATTTTGTATTTTTTATTATTTTTTTTATAAGGTATCGATGGGGAGCAAGAGAATCACCGGGAAAAGGGATATCTCGTTTATAT